ACCGTTATTACCAGCAAACAAATAGTTTTCACTATTGTCAGCGTTATTTAGTTCAAGATTATTTGCCTGTATTCTTAGGTTTCCAGTGCCGTTATCTTGAATAATGCTCCGACTACCATCATGGTAAATCTGTAGGTCAGACCCAGCACCGAAGATGGCTTTGTTGCTGTCTCCGAAGGACAAATTACCCGTCATGGTATCACCCGCTACGTCAACGTAACGTGCGTCTGATTGTGTCTGCGTGTAGTGATCCGATAGGACGAATGTGCCATAGCCTACAATATCTACTACGTCATTGACTGCCGCACCCGACGCCAGAGTAACGCTTGTACCATTCGTAGCAGTAAAATCAGTACCAGCAAGTAGCTTAACGCCGTTAAGATATACATCTACAAAACCCGCATCATAGGTAGCAGCGAAGACTGTCTGACCAGCCGTAGCTGTATAAGTATGTCTGCCTGAAGTACCGTTGACTGAGGAACCAGCATTTATCCAGCCAGACCCAGAATATACTTTCATTGCACCCGCAGTAGAGTCAAAGAACAATGCGCCTGTTACTAAGGCATCGCCATCATTGTCCACAGTCGGAGCAGAAGACTTAGCACCTAAGTAACGATCATCGAAGCTATCAAATGAAGCCGCCGCAGAAGTAGCTGAACTTGCAGCCGCTGTAGCAGAGTTGGATGCATTAGTAGCCGAAGTTGCGGCATTGGATTCTGAAGTTGCAGCGTTAGAGGCTGAAGTCGCCGCCGCTGTACTGCTACCAAGTACACTATCAACATAAGCCTTTGTACTAGCGTCTGTACCAGCCGTAGGAGTACCCAAGCCAGTGATCTTGTTAGAACCCATAGCCAGAGCGCCAGACATCGTATCGCCTGTTTTGGCTACACGGGTGTTACGCTGAGTATCGGTATATACTTTTGTAGCTACATCCTGTGCGCTTGTGGGATCACCTACGCCAGTAATCTTATTCGTAGACATGGCTATTGCGCCTGTCATCGTGCCACCAGCTTTTGGTAGCTTAGTAGCGATACTGTTTGTTACCGTAGTGCTGAAGTCATCATCATCATTAAGAGCATCAGCCAGTTCACCAAGGGTGTTAAGCCCTGCACCAGCATCACCAATCAGCGTGGATATTTCATCGTCTACATACTTTTTAGTGGCGGCATCTAAGTCTGCACTGGGTGCTGTTAGATTAGTAATAGTAGCAGAAGTACCAGCATTCATATTAAGATTGCCGTTAACTGTTACGTTAGTGAATGTCGAAGTACCAGAACCCGCCGTTACATTACCAGTTAGATTTCCTGCGACATCCCCCGCAACATTTCCTGTGACGTTGCCCGTGACATTACCCGACACGTTGCCAGTTAGTGCGCCAGTAATCCCACCAGAAGCAGACAGAGTAGTGAAAGCACCGCTAGAAGTTGCGTTAGCGCCAATAGCAGCACCGTCAATTGAGCCACCGTTAATATCAACTGTTGCCAGAGTAGCCTGACCTGAAGTCGATACGGTTGTGAACGCTCCTGTGGATTGTACTGAAGCCCCGATTGCTGTGCCATCGATGTTACCACCATTGATATCAACAGTTGCTAGAGTAGATGTTCCAGAAGCACCTAGAGTAGTGAAAGCGCCTGTGCTTGGAGTAGATGCACCAATAGTGGCCCCATCAACTGTACCGCCGTTTATGTCGGCTGTGGCAGCTACGAGGCTAGTATTTGCATTCAATGTAGTGAACGTACCAGCGGCTGGAGTAGTAGTACCAATCGTAGTACCATCAATCGCACCAGAGTTCAGGTCAATCGATGTGATAGTGGTTGTACCAGTAGCTGCTAGATTAACCAGTGTCGTGTTGCCAGTTACACCCAGAGTAGAACCAAGAGCCGTTGCTCCTGTGATATTCAGAGTACCACCAACGGCTACGTTGCCAGAGGCTGAAATACCCCCGCTAAGAAACAAATCCTGAAAACGGGTACTATTATTACCCAAGTCTACGGTATCAGTGGCTGCGGGTAGAATAGCATTGCCGGAGTCTACCTGTACCAGTTCACGCCATACGGCTGCACCAGTGCTGTTTCCTACACAAATGTATACACGACCAGTAGTAGTGTTTTCCCACAAAGAACCCGGAGCATAGCCCTCAGTATTATCATTAGAGACAACAGGAGTAGCTGTAGCATCTAGTTTATTCTTACCACCTATACCACCGTGTACGGCTGGCAGGTAACCAGACACAGAAGTAGTTAGGTTAATCTTTGGAGAATTACCAGAAGTGCCATCATGGGAGTGTCCAGAAGACGAATTAAATGCAGCAGAAATTTGGTTAAATTCCGCATTCAGAGGGGGGGCAGTAATGTTTGCACCATTGATAATGGTAGCATTGGATTGCCGTGTATATCCTGCCATCTTCTATCTTCTCCCTGAGGGTGTAAATTCAAAGACCAGACCTTGAATTGAGAATGGGAATGTCTGCCCAACGGCCACAAAAGTAGCCTGTGCCGAAAACCCTGATCCTTGTATGTCGGTGGTCATAATTGGTTTTGACGAACCGCCGTATAGTACGTTGGCGGCATTATAAGTTATATTCCTACCAGCGTATCGTGTTGGAGCGCCTGTGGAAGCCTGAGAATATGTGGATGGAACACTGGTATCCCCATCCCCCCAGTCGTATGTCATTGAAAGTAACATCTCCAATGGACCTTCAGCCCTTATAAATGTATTTACTTTCCGTAGCATCTTACGTTGTTCTGTCTCTCCAAAGTCCAAGTAAGGTGTGGCATAAACAGATACGATATCGTTGTTGTTAAAACTAGTTCCGTTTTCTTGTCGGTGTACTAATCCAGAGTAATCTCCATGAAGTATAAACTCAGTTGTACCTATATATCCGCTTGTGCAGCAAGAGGCCCGTATTCCAAGTAACTCACCAAACTCCCAACTTATAGTGCCGCTACTGTTAGTAAGGCCACCAATAAGACCTTCACTATCAGTTTCATTCTTTAGATTACTTCCTTCATTCTGTTGGAAGAAGTAGCGTATTTGAGACTTGGACCTAATAACTACACCACTTAGGGTTTTCATATCGTTATTAGCAATAGTATCTACAAGAGTAGCCTGAATAGGTTTACTAACAGTTTCAAGCTCTACATCTCCGATACGGGAAGTTCCTGCAACGGGTCTAAAACCATCAGGAGCTAGGAACATTAAGTCGCCGCCGATCTCCAGTACACTGTCTCTGGCAACGCAGCCAACATTAGAAGTAACATTCTCTATAATAAAGTTATTAGAAGTATTTACGTTAATCTTCTTAATGCCGTTATCCCCAAAGACAAACAAGTCATCTCGGAAGGGTTTGATCTGTACTACGTCAAATCCTGCGGGAATCTGTCCGGCTCCAGATGCACTGGTCCAATCATACATACCATCAGGGTCTGCTGTGTTGGTAGGGGCAGAGTGTGCTACTATAGCGCGAGAGGCTTCGTGTCCGGCAAGAAAGAGGTGGTTTTTAAATACATCGACCAGAGCGGGTGCATTGACGGCCTGAGCGCCTCCAGCAGTATTAGAACTATGTCCAGCAGTATATCCTCCGCTATTACTAGATTTTATCTCTTCCCAGTGTGCCCCATCAAATATAATGGCTGGATTTACACCATCTACAAAACAAATCTTGTTGCCTGTACCGAAGTTAAAACCTACATGCCGCAGCTTATGTACGGTTAGACCATTTAAAGTCATTGGCCTAGTAACAGAATGATCTAGAGTAAATTTTCTCCAGCCAATATATGCCGTGTAGTAATAGAAACTGTAGTTGCTTCCCCCAGCATCTTGCCGTGCAGCGATTAGCTGTGTTGAATTAGTTACGTCATTCTTAAATATAGCTAGACCAAGTACTTTTCCTTGACCTGTGGTTTGACCGTCTACAGTAACCTCGCCGTAGTCATTGTCGTATTTACCAAAGCCCTCAATACGCCGATAGCCGCCAAATAATGACGGCTCATAATTAACTAATCTGGTAGCCGATCCGGGGGCATTATCCGATAAATCAAGATGATTTTCGTTACTGTTTAGACCACCACTACAGACCAGTTTGAATGACTGGATTTGGTCAGGCATTAAAATCTAATCCTAGTATCACGTACAGAGGCAGTATTGTTTATGTACAATGTCTGAAGGTCTTTGATGCCTTTTTCAAAGGCCATAAAAGCAGCCTGAGCAGACTCCATGTTATCCTTGAACATATACATGTAATAAATAGCGCCGTCTATTAACACACTGTCGTGGCTTTCTGGAACTCGCGTTACGTCAGTAGCATTCGTAATATCAGTAAAATTAAGAAAGTAACTGAAACGAATACTATATGCTTTGTCAGGAGATGGAGTCACTCCATAACCATTACCGTGAGAGGCGAATGCAAAATCAGGAATACCTCTACCAGTATTTCCTGAGTCCATGTCGGTGTCTCTGTGGTTCTTAAGCCAGTCATCACGATCCATGTAGGCTAAGGTCTTGTACCCAGTTCCTAGACTATCGTTCTTCTGTATCTGAAAGCTATTCCAATCTACGGCCTTGAAGTATTGAGGCCAAGTATATTCTTCTTGTCCGACTACCAAAGTGGCAGTGTGTTGCGCGGCATTGAAAGGCCACTCAAACTCAGACTGGTTTATTTTAGCTAGGGCTGATTTAACAGAATCCTTAACAAGAGCCTGTACACCCCGTATAGAACTAAATTCATCCGCAGCTATCTCAACTTCGTTGAGGCGGCGAAGAACTAGATTACAGAGATCAAGGTAAGTAGACGGCATAAATAAACCTCAAA